CCGGGTGGGGTCATTTGCATTATATTAAGTAGATCAATACTTGATTCTATGTACTCTGCTTCAATATCGTTTAATGCATTTATTAATCTTTCGATTGTAATTGCATCTTCATTTGTAATAATTTCCTGATCTCCTACTTTTATTTGTAGGCAAATTGCTCTAAAATCAAACAATAGTTGATTATTTTTTGTAGTATATTTCAGGTCTTTTTTCATGCATTTTGTTATGTTTTCATATAATGTTTTATGACCATTTATCTGTTCATCCTGCCATTCAAAATTATTTTTAGATATTGTATCAACCATTGACTTCTTGTACACTGATTTTTTAAATGCGTTGAGAATGCATTTAAGTGCATTCTTACAATCGATTGAGGTCTGTGGTACATTTTTGTTTTTCATCCTGCTTTCAATATTTTTAACGGATTTACCAAACTGATCCAAGGATGATGCAAGTTCTCTAACTAGTTGCACCAGAATTTGCTTTCTGTCTCCTTGTGTGGATTCAAGTATATTGCCAATCTCTGCTAGTTCATTTTCGGTTGCACCCTGTCCTGGCCCCGGTGCAATATCAATATGTACGGCATGTAAATCTCCAACAACTGCATTTGGGCCTGCCATCTTATTTATATTTATATATATAAAATTTTATTAATACAATATAAATGGAGAAAGTAATAGTGGGAATTGTATGTGTATCCATACTGGGAGTAATACTTGCTATAAATGTTTCGACGATGAGTAAACTATTACTTACAATGATGACAATTGGTATGCTTGGTCCTATGATATTTGAGGATGATGTTAACCATGCTCAGACTGCTCTACCTGCTCTACCTGCCCGACCTGCTCCACCTGCTCCACTTGCTCCACTTGCTTCACTTGCTCCACTTGCTCCACCTTCTTCACTTGCTCCGCCTGCTTCACTTACCGCACCTGTTCGACAATCTCAATCTATGGCAGCCGCACAGGCGGCTTCCTTGACTCCACTCCCGGTGCAACATCCAGTGAGTGATGTCAAGTTGATTGCACTTGCACGCAAGGAAGCAAGACAACTCAGAAAAGTAGAACAAGGAGGCATTTCGAGAAAGGCAATTGCAACTACGACAACAATTGCTGGTGCATGGATGTTGTCAGCTGCATATTTTAGCATTTTTCCATAATCAAACATAATTTTATTGTATAAAGTTAAAAGATATGGTTAGCATTGGCACCGATCCTACGTGGTTGCTTTATGATGGAAATCGTGAGGATTTTAGGCGTGGCGATATGGAATCAAATTTTGAAGATTTTGGTTCAGAAAAAGGATATGGTAATGTGATTGACTTTTTAATTGCTACAGATGAATTACTTGAGCTGATTACTGATGTAGTACAAAACTCAAATATAACACTGAATGATAGATGTACTAATTTAATATTGGTATTGATTGATATAATTGTCAATGATATTGTGTATGGCAGTGGTTCTGGGCGAGTTCATCAAAAACTGAGAGCGAATGGAGTTGATGAACATAGTGCAGCCGCATTTTGTAGCCCACAAAATAATTTGGTTAAATCAATTCAACATTGGGTCAAACTATATGACAAGCTTGAGAGCGGAACGTTTGTTGCTATGACGAAGCGAACCACTCGACGTACTTATCGACATGTTAGTAACACAAGTAGAAAAAACATGGGGTATATGGTGGCATCTATAGTTGCACTCATTGCAATAATACCGACGATTGCTGCATTGGCTAATATGGTTAATCATGCACCTTTACTTGAGAGCGGTCGTACGCTTTCGTCATATAGTGGGTATCTTACCGCCGACACTAGAACTACATTCGACGTAGATGACATCGAACAGTTTGATAGAAACAAAAATGCGATGCTTGCTTACTTTTCGGTGCTTACGGACTCTTCCCCTGGGAGTTATCAATTCGGCATGCATGGAGTTGATGGCCCGGGTACAGGGAGTGTGGGTATGCTTGATGATTACAAGGCAAAGATTGGAGTCAAGGCTGGTTTGCATCGCCCAAGTGATCAGGCTATGCTTTCAATCGCACGCGGTTCATTGTTGGAAGGCGCGAAGCTAATTTCACTTCACGGTAATAACTATTATGTTATGACATTGGAGAAGTATGCTAGTCAATCTACGATGAGAATTGTTGATTTATTTCATGAACATCTGCGTGTGGATGTAAGTGACAAGATTGGAGAATACATTAGAGCTAACATAGGCAACACGGGCGATGGCCAAACGTGTCAATTGCATAATGAAATGTTAGGTAATGTAAAAGAATTTGTTGATAAAAGAACTGATGCGTTTGCAACATTGGATAGTGTAATGTTATCTTATATGGATGCAACAGTTGAAATATTTGATAGATTTGATCATGTTGATGCACCAATTCTTACTATAATTAAAGGAGTAAATACATGCAACATCGATAAATTTAATCAAGGATTATCTCGTCTATTTATACAATATACCGGTTATATATATAGTAATATCAATTCAATTCGAGACTCGTTAATAACAATCGAAGATGATAAGTATGGTCGCATAAGAAGTGCAGCCGTAGGATCAAGATATATTAAAGAAGAAAAAGTTGGACCAATAAAAAAGTTTTTACAGAGGAATATTTTACCATCGGTAAGTTATTTAATCGCATTAAATCTACACGGCGAAGACAGTCCAGTTACTGAGTATCGAAAATGGCAAGTTTCTTTCTACGATGCACCACTGCCTACCGTGGCAGCATCACTTTTAAACGGCGGCGTCATCGCGGCCGGCGCTGGTGGGCTATTTGGTGCTAATATGCTTGGTGCGGGTGGCGTCGCTGGACTGGTAGCCACTGGAATTCGTCTTGGTGCTTCATTTTGGAATTAAAATACACCATACGCACTTGCAAGTCTCTGATCAAACGTATCTCGAGTGACACAAATTGTGCTAAGACACTTGCTATTATTATAAATAATCATCACCGAATGAATCGGTGTATTCGTTAGGTCTGCAACCGGGACATGGAAAATAGTATCGTGGGAATCCACGGTGATTTTTTTATAAAAGGTGGACCAGTTTGTAACTGCCGCCAGCTTGCCGGCGCATGACTTGCGAATGGATGGAAGTTGCAGTGTGCTTGGAATAAGCTGTGGTTTCTGGAGTGTCTCTCGGATGTCAAGTGGTGTCATTAGGGTATCTAGAACATGAATAGACGTCCCGACGCAATTGCATGCAGTATTTGACATATCGGTTGTGTCAGAAATGCGCTTTCGAAGATTGACAGGCATGATGCCATGAGTACATCCAGACGCGTTAAAGAAGCATGATGTGAGAATATCATTTGTTGAAATAAATCCAACATGTTTCTCCTTAAACTTCTTTACTTTTTCAAGATTGACGTCTGACGTAGTGACTGTTGACACCGGTGCAAAAAATTTTGTGTAGATAACGCCACACAGGAAAGACCAAGAGTTAAGCCATTTAACACCAGCACCTTGGTGTTTGTCGATTGCGTCATCAAGATGAATCGGGCGATGAGGTGAAAGGGAAATAACTTCTGATGCATTGTTGATCATACTGTAAATCTGATAGTAAAGTGCACCATCCCCGAGGAGATGGTTCATTGATACAATAAGGATGTGTTGATTCTCAACATGTGCATCTGGGATTAATGAGACACGAAATAAAATTTCATCGGTGTCAATGGATGACCAGCCTGTTTGAACAGCATACCAACTGCATTGACGAATAAATGTCTGCAATTCATAATCATACGAAACGGTATTGTGATCGGGTAGATACTGGAAACACTGGTATCTTCCCGATTGAATGACAATATTATCATGTTGGTTTTTACATAATACTCCACCAAGCCATGGATTCTTTTCGACAATATCATTAACGCGAGCTGTTAGTGTATCTACCAGCGTAGTAGAATCTCCCTTTAGTACAGTTGCAGTAGTCACCGAAGGAGCTGTAAGCATTCCATAAGATGTCTCAATTTTGGATAGAATTGGATTAAACATATGCTTACTCGTCTTCAGTAACTGTAAGAAAGTTGGTTGTTATATCTTCCGTAACTGGTGGGATTAATGGATGTATTTTGACTGGTTCGGGTTTTATATTTTCACCACCACGTGTGGCTTCCTCTTCTTTTTTATAATTTAAATGTTCAAAATCATCGAACCCCCTTGAGAATGATGTTCTTACGACTTTTGCGGTGTATTGGGCGGGCGTTTCATTTGGTTCTGCATTGTTTACCCAAAATATCATTGGGATTAGCATCAAAACAAGGATTGAAATTATAACGGCCTTCCACATTGTTTATACTTAGTAATATATTTTATTAACTAATAGTAACTATCAACGATGAATGATGACGAAAGTCTAATGGTTGGTGTTGCTGGAAGTGACGTTTTGCCGACCGTAAATGAATTAAAGGCCGCCGCCGATAAATGTGCAAAATCATTGTTCCAGTATGTCGCAACGCTAGATGATCATGGAACATGTGAAATCGTGGATACCGTTTCTAATGAACGTGGTAATTTTAAGCTGATACATGAATTAGGAGTGGGCTCATATGGATCTGTATTTAGTTTGGCGGGGAATGGATTTGACAATTATGTGATAAAGATATTCAGTGACCCAGAAAACGAGGAACAGTTAACATCTCACGTCGCCGAAGCAGCGGCTGGTATTATTTTTGGGGGAACCCGAAAGGTGTCAGTACCAGTACATCCAAAAGTTCCAATGTTGACACTCAAGTATGGTCAATCGACTCTCACTGCAATGATTTCTGAGCGATATGATATGGATTTATTTAAATTAATATTTAGTTTTGATGAATATCCACTTCGACGTGCAGAGCTATATCGTAATCATGGAATGATTACATATACAGTAGGACGTATGTATGGTATGATGGTTCACAGTGGGTTTATATGTCTTGATCGCCGACCTCCAAACATTCTAGTTCGAATGAATGGAGATAAAATGAAAGACATTCGGCTATCTGATATGGATTTGGGTATGTGTTGTACGATTTATGGTTCTATTGCAAGAAATGCATTTGGAAAATACTATATAAAGGCACTCGATCGTAAAAAACCAGAAATCCATCATGTTCCATGGGCGACGTTTACTACAAAACCGGGTACGATTCAGGTCCCAGATAATATACAAGGAGTGCAATGTAAATTAAATGATACTCATGTAGACATGATTATAGAATTACAAATCGCATTTACTCTAATACCACTGGGGATTTATTCAAAACGAAAAATGGGATACATTCTAAGATATTTCGAGGATATATTTAATAACCCACTGAATTCGGACGATGAAAAAATAAAGAGGATTATGGATAATGATTTTATGAGAATGATGATGTTATTTCCAGAAGATGCAAATGACCCTCCGCGATTTAATTAAGGCTCTGGTGTGAGTTCGTTTGTGGATTGCTCGGCAATCGCAATCTCGCGCTCTGTTGGAGGCGAAACAGTCTCCAGACCCGGAGTTGGCGTGGTGGAAATGACTTCTGGGTCCCTGCGTACGCATATGCGTACATTTTTTGGCCATGTCACAAATGCAATCATACAAATGATAAAGAGACCAATTCCCGATGCAATACTGATCCCAACAATATCTCCAGTAGTTAGATCGTCGTCATCGTCATCTTTGGCGGGTTTGTTTACAATGGTGGATGAGACTGGATTTACGAATTCAATCCATAGATCACATCCGTCGTTAACGGTTAGATTGTAGTCAGTTAGGAAGGTATCTGCGTTAAAAAGACGTAGACGATTACTGAGGAACGATGGAGAAGTGATGTTGGTGACATTAACAAATGCATCGCCGTCGTACATTCCAGTAATAAGCTTATTGAAAATGTCAATAATTGCCTCAAATGGTTCGGTTGCAGATGTCGGCGCAAGTTCGGTTGCAATGCTCGAGAAGCTTGGATTCATGTTTGGGGAAACATACACCTTGATCGCAGCATATGTCGAGTTGTCATCGTACATTACATGAATGCACTTGTTCGAGTCCGACTCAAACATACCACAATCCGGGTGAACTCGAGGAATGTTGTAAATAACATCAAA